GTCCGACTCGGCCGACGCCGCTCTCGATCCCCTGGCCTTACACGAGGCCGAGGCGATAGCACTGTCCGATGCCTACGACATATTTATTAGCCCGCTCGTCGTCGACGTCTCCGAGCTGATCTCTCTGGCCGACACCGAGTCCGTCGATCTCGGCACCGCCTTACTCGAGGTGTCCGTAGAGCAGGGGATCACTCTATCCGACACTGCGGCCGCAGCTATCGATCCTCTAGTAGTAGACGTATCCGAGGCCCTTACCCTGATCGACACAGGGGTAGCCGCTCTCGATCCCCTTATCGTCCATACCTCTCAGGCGATCAGCCTGTCAGACGACGCGAACCTAACGATTACCGCCGATCTAGAGGCACACCTCACCGAGTCGATAGGCCTAGCCGATACCACCTCCGCAGTCGTCGATCCTCTCCTGATCTCTGCCTTGCAAGCGGTCACGGTCACCGACGCTGAGACTACCGCTCTGGATCCACTGGCCGTAAACGTCTCGGAAGCCGTGGCCTTAGCAGATACCGGGGCACTAGCCCTCGATCTCGTGGTCCACGTCGAGCAGACTCTACCGCTGGCTGACGCGGTATCGGCTTACGTTACTCCGCTCTTGATCGACGTCGAAGAGTCGATCACCCTCACCGAATCGGAGACCCTGAGCCTGGTAGCTGCGGGCACTCTCGAGGCTAACGTCACGGAGTCGATAGGGCTCGCCGACGCGGCGGCGTTAGTCCTTGATCCTTTGATCATCTCCGTAAGCCAGATCGTCTCGGTAGCCGACGCGGGGGCGGTAGCGGTCGATCCGCTTATCGTCGACGTGGGTGAGGCTGTCTCTATCTCGGACGCAGGCTTAGCCGACCTGCTCGCCGATGTAGAGGTACACGTAACCGAGGCGGTGGGGGTAGCGGACGCCTTATCCGCGGCGCTGGATCCTCTCGTTGCGCACCTCGCAGAGGCGATCACAGTTGCCGCGTCCGCTGCCCTCTATGTCGACCCTCTATCCGTCAACGTCTCGGAGGCCGTCTCTCTCGTGGAGGCCGCTCGGGCCGCCGTGGATCCCCTGACGGTAGCGGTGATCCAGTCTATCGTAGCCTCAGACACGGCCGACTTCCTACTCGACGTGCTCCTGCTCTCCGTCACTGAGACGATCACGGTAAGCGATACCGGGACGATAGAGATCCTAAGCATAGACTCGGGGCTCGTGCTGGCGGCTATCGCTGTCTACCCGGCGGTAACCGTCGAAGAGCTAAGCTCCGATCCCAGCGTCCAGGCGGAGATCGAAGTCAATCCGGGGGTGTAAACGATGGAGGTTATTTATTACGGCAACGACAATATCCTGGAGGCCCGGGAGCTTACTAACGCCGCCTCCGGGGACTACGTCAACGACGCGACGGTAACGGTCACACTCGAGACCGCGGACGGAGTAGAGGTTACCGGGGATACCTGGCCAAAAGCTATGGGCTATGTCTCCGGATCGGACGGCAAGTACAGAGCTACTCTGCTCGATACCCTCACGATCACCGTCGGCACGAAGTACGTAGCTAAGATCAGCGCCAACGCCGGAGCGGATCTCCAGGGGTACTGGGAGGTGACCCTCCGGTGTAAGATGCGAACGGAGGACGAACCGTGAGGTTAGACTGGCTACCCTCAGACGTGATCAAAGTCATAGCGACTCGTGACGGCCGATCTCGGGAGTATATCCCGAGTCGCCGGTTCGCCATGATGATCGACATACTCCTCGACCTGGAAGCCCAAGGCAAGATCACCGAGAACCGGCAGGGCTGGGTCGAGCTGTACTACGACGGTCGCAGGGTACAGTGCCAGACAAAGGAGCCGGGGGGCGTCCGGAAAGACCGGAAGGGGGACGCCTCCTATGATCCTTCGGTTGCCACGAGGTAGCCGAGTATACTACAATACAGTCGGACGCACCCTCCACTTAACCGAGAGGATAGGGAGTCGGGGGTTATCCCGGGGGAATGGTACCCCGGGGCCCCCGCTTCCGCGGGCCTCAAGGTACCCTCAGATGTTCCCCGGGGGGAGCGTATTAAATGCCGTATAGCGGCCCGGGGGACACGAACCTTCCGGCTAACGTCAAGCAGCTACCCGCCAAAGAGCGCGATCGCTGGGTCAAGATCTTCAACTCTACCCTCAGTCGGTGCCAGTCTACCGGCGGGAGTGACTGCGAATCTGCCGCTTTCAAGGCAGCTAACGGCACCCTACGAGCGTCCGAGATCGGGAGGACGACTATGTACGAGCTTTGCCAGAAAGACGACGGTCTCTGCCGTCTATTCAACGATCTCAACGGAACCGAAGGTATACCCGAGTGGATCCCCTATCTCCCTCTTCCGGGTACCTACAAACACCCCAAGTACGGGGACATCGAGATCACTCGAGACCGTAACACCCGGTTCGTGACGAACTTCGAGAATAAGGTCTACCAAGAGACCCTACCGGTGGACGCCGAGCATCAAGGCAAGCTCTCCGGCGCCCTTGCTCATATCAAGGGCATGAGGGTCAACGGCAACGGTAGCGTAGACGCTCGGGTAGAGTGGACAGACCGGGGCAAGCAGCTTATGGAGAAGCGAGCCTTCCGGTACTTCTCCCCCGAGTTCTTCAAGTCGTGGACGGATCCGGCAACTCAGGAGGTCCACGAGGATGTGGCGGCGGGCGGTGCTCTCACTAACCGGCCCTTCTTCAAAGATCGGCACCTCCGGCCGCTGATCGCAGCTTCCGAGGAGATCTTCTCTTTGGACGATGACGAGTCCCTCGACGGGGACACCTTTTTCTTTGCCCCTCTACCCGGGGCGGGAGGTGAAAAGAACATGAGCAAAAAAACAGAGCCAGAAAAGCCGGTCAAGTTGACCGAGTTCCTGGCACTCTCCGAAGAGGATCAGCTCGCCGCTCTGATCGCCGCCGAGGAGACGGCCGGGGAGCTTATCACCCTCAAAGAAGAGAACGGCAAGCTCAAGGGCCAAGTCGACACGCTCAAGGCCACCCAAGAGGGCAAAGACGAAGAGATCGTCAAGCTCACCGGCCGCGTGTCGTCTCTCGAGGCCAACGAGCGAACGAGACGGTTTACCGCTCTCGTGGAGAACGGCGAGGATCCCGCGTGGGTCGGCGAGAGGGACAAGCACGTCCACCTACTCTCTAAGATCGCCGAGTCGTTCGGCGAGGACTCGGACGAGTTCAAAGCCTACGTCGAGCAGCAAAAAGCAGTAGCGAAGCAGTTGTCGGACTCCGGTATCTTTACCGAGCTGGGGTCGGGGGATCGCGGCGATGGTTCCGACGACACTAACGCCGGGGATAAGATCGTCAAGATGGCCGAGAAGATGGTAGCGGAGTCCGACGGGAAGATGACGCTCGCCGACGCTATCTCCGAGGTCTACCACGAGCACCCGGAGCTTGCGGAGAAGGACAGGGAAGAGACCCAGGTCAAGGTCTGACGGCCGTAGGATCTCAGGTTTCCTTTTCAATGACAGGGAGGTAACTCAGTTATGGCTTTCCCGAATGCGATAGAGGGCGGCTGGAAGTGGGACGAGACCTATAAGGCCGAAAACGACCTGACCGCCAAGCAGTTCTACGCCGTGGAACGATCTACGGTGGACTATGTCGACGTGTGCGACGCCGCCACCGACATAGCGATCGGAGTGCTCCAGAACGACCCGGATCAGTACGAGCCCGCTCAAGTGCGCTTGATGGGCCTTACCCAGATGGTCGTCGCGGGTAACTCCGTCAACATCGCTATAGGCGACTCGATCACGATCGACACTAGCGGCCGAGGTGTCAAGGCCACGTCCGGCGATCGCTGTATCGGCCGAGCCGAGGAAGCGGCCACCGCCGACAACGTGCGGATCACCGTCCGGCTAGCCGGTGAGTATTACGAGCCGTAATAAGGGCTCATTCAACTTAGGCTCATTTTAAGGAGGACATAGAAGAATGAATCCAACGGCCAGAGACTTACACGTAAACCGGCCGCTCACGAATATGTCGATCGGGTACAAGAACTCGCTCTACATAGCTGACGATCTGTTCGTCCCCGTCACTGTGAACAAGCAGAGCGACATAATCCCGAAGTACACAAAGAGCGACTGGTTCCGGAACAAGGCGCACCTACGCGCACCGGGTACCAAGTCCAAGGGTAGCGGTTTCACGGTAGACACCACGTCGACCTACTTCTGCCCCAGGTACTCCTTCCGCTTCGAGATCTACGACGAGGTTCGGGACAACACCGATCGCCCCTATGATCTCGACAGGGACGGCGCCGAGTTCGTCACCGATAAGATGCTTCTCGCCCGTGAGGTCGACTTCGCCTCCACCCGGTTCATAACCGGCGTGTGGACGACTGAGACAACCTTATCGGGCACCGATCAATGGTCGGACTACGGCAACTCCACCCCGATCGTAGCGATCGACTCGATGAAGGAGACGGTCGAAGGCCTGATCGCTCGCGAGCCTAATATGGGCGCGATGGGCCGCCAGGTGTGGACGTACCTCAAGAACC